GCATTATGGTCGTAAAGACCCGTATGTGCTGTGGGAAAATGACATTGAAAAGTTTGCTGATTTACTTGTTGACCGGTGTGCAACTTTGATTATACATGGTGGATATATGAGCGGTGGTCCTCTTGGTCCTAAACGTCAATGCACCCCACCAGAGATTGCAGAAATGCTAAGAGATTATTTTAGGGGATAAAGATGAATGAAACAATGTTGTTTAGGGTCCTAGTCGGAAGCCGACTTTACGGAACCCATACTGAGAAGTCCGACTTTGATTACAAGGTCGTGGTGTTGCCTGACGTGAATGATTTGCTTATGAGCAAGAAGCTGGCTAATCGTAAGGAGAAGCCAGAAGGTTCAAATGCAAATAGTAAGATGCAAGCTGGAGAAGCTGAGACTGAATACTTGCCGCTTCACGTTTACTTGGATGACTTGTACAACGGACAGACATACGCACTTGAGTTGATGTTCGCATTCAACCAAGGTCTCGCTGAAAAGGCAAATGATTACGTCCTGAACCACAAGACCGTTGTCATGATGCGGGAACTTCAAGACAAGTACCTGAACAGCAATGTGAAGAAGATGGTGGGATACGCAGTCGCACAGTCTCAACTATACGGATTGAAGACGGAACGTTTCACTACCTTGAAGAAGGTTGTTGAACTTGTTACGAAGCATTGCAATACATGCCCAGCACATGAAACGTTGAATGATGCGTACGATTTGAGATGCACGTTAGCTAATCTTCCGCACGTGAAGCCTGTGATGATAGAAAATTCTATGGGTGGATCTGCTTTGGCGCCTGCTTTGGATGTTGTAGGAAAGAAGTTTCCTCTGACTAACAAGGTTGGGACAATGCTTCACTCACTTCAAAATTTGCTTGATGGATATGGAGATCGTGTTGCAAGTTTTGAGGGAGAGGGTGTGGATTGGAAGGCTCTGTCTCACGCAATCCGCATCACGATGCAAGTGCTTGAACTTTCTAAGACTGGAAAGCTGGTGTTTCCAAATGAGGAAGCATTTACTCTCAAGGCTATAAAGGAAGGAAGATTGGAGTTGGCCGAAGCAACCTTTATCCTTACAGGTCTGTTCAACCAGATAGATGAAGCAGTTGCAGCTTCAGCTCTACCTACTCGCACCCCAGTAATGGATGCGCAGTTTGCAAATTGGAAGCTTACATGGCTTCGCCGGTTCTACCAAGGACAGGTTTAATCTGCGGATAAGGGCTCGCCTTACCATACTTTATTGCAAGGGTGGTAAGGCGCCGCATTTCAGTGGTGACTGATCGGTTTTTAGCTATCACTGACATCTTAGCACGTTGTTCCAGTGACATCTTTTTTCCCCTATTGCCAATAGAAATCTTCTGACAATGTTCTGGTGTCATCTTCTTCCCGCGTTGGGCTGCTGCGATTCTTTCTAATCCTTCAGGGGATACTTTCTTTACTTTCGTAAAGCTTTTCCCCTTCTTTAGTAAAGACATCTTCTCTTTTATCTCTGCAGAATGTTTCCATCCTCCTACTCTTCCACCATCAAGTCCATTTTCTATTTTTAGATTTGCCCACTCTTCGGATAGAACAATATTGTTTGATAATGAAAATTGTTCTGCGAAACTTTTAACGGTATCTTCATCAACAAATAGACAATACCACAATGTTTCTACATGTTCAATTCCATATTTCTTAATGTGATTGCACCAAAATTTGCCTGAGCCCTTATAAACATCAGGCTTAGCCTTATTCGTTTTACCAAAGTATAACATGCCAGTTAAAGCATGTCTCTTGATATAAAGAAAAGTTGGTTTAAACACTTAGTGACGGCACCCGTTTAAGCTTCACTTCAATACCTTCGGGGATTGCTACAACGCGTCTTCGACGAACTTTCGTCTTTTGCATTCCATCATACGAGAATGCATTCCCTACTATTCGAGTTACATACGTTGAGTCGAACGTTCTATAGAGGGGGGCGAGTTGTGAAGTAAGCCCGTGTTGTGCGATCTCTACACTAAGTGGGCGCTGTTCTGATTTTCCATAGAACCACTTTGTGACGATGCTTAGGAATTCTTGAAGTGGAATGTTTTCTTGGTCTGCATAATCCAAAACATAGGCTCCAATTTCTGAGGTGGTAATGTTATCGATAACGCAGAGGTAGTTCTCTCTTTTGTATTCTAATAACGAAAGGTACAGCAAATTGCCTCGCTCATTTATTAGTTCGACTTTTAATGCTGGGATTCGTTTTTTCGCCATTGGAGTGTCCATTTCATAGATTGAAACTATTTAAACTAATCTTGAACCTGTAACAAACGCGTCAATAGTTACATGAAAACAACCTCAATTTGGTTACTTTGTTACTCACAAAACTGTGTACATTTCCCCAGGTTAGGGTATAATTACTTTATCGATTGATTAACTTAGAAAGATTATCATCATGGAACTAATTACCGGCGTTGCACTTGTTACTTGCGGATGGCTTGCTTTTAAAGGTACGCAAAAAGCAAAATATCTTCATGCAGTTGGTAAACGTGTGCAACAACGGGAAACACTAGCAACAGAATCTTTATCTAATCTGGAACGTGGGTTGATTAAAGTTAATCCTAATATCGTGCTCAAAACCGATGAGCACGCAGTATTTTCTTCCACTTGCACTATAAACAGAAATGTTCGTAATGGTACTACATTTGTTGGCGGATCGGCTGGAGTTAGAGTGGCCGTGGCTAAAGGTGTTTCACTATCAACATCTTCAAATAAGGGAAAATCTGTTGCAAATTATGATTTTGAAGCTGAAGATGGTGAAATTGTTATTACTGACACGCGAATTATTTTTTTAGGATCAAGTATAAATTTTTCAGTTGGAAATAAAGAGCTTTCCAATGTAGTAATTCGTGACAATAGTGTGTTTTTTGATATTTCAAAATCCTCTGCTACAGATTTTACAGTAATTTTTCACAATACTCAACTAGTTAAGCACTTTTCTAACATTTTTGCATTTTAACTGTGTACATTCCGCAGGTTACGTGTTATAATTACTTTATCGATTGATTAACTTAGAAAGTTTCCCAAATGACTGCAATGACCCTCTCCTCTTTGATCGCTTCTGCTTCTGAACTCTCCATCGAACAACAACTCGAATTGAATCGGGCCGTGGTTGCTTTGATCAAAGGTCGTCGGAAAGTTCAAGCTGTTGTCCAAGGTTCGAAGTTTTACCCCACTCAGCTGGTCCGCTTCAATGCCAAGTCCAAAGGTATGAAGGTCATCAAGATCGAAAAGTTTAACCGGGCTGGAACTGCTGTTGTCGGTTACGAACACGACGCTTCTGGTAGGCAAGTTTCTGCAGTTCGTTGGACGGTTTCTACCAATCTCTGCACTGCAATCTCTGCTTCTGCTATGTAAACTGTTACACTTTAACCTGTGAAAACTATGTACTTTTCGCAGGTTGCGTAGTATAATAACTTATCAACGGAAAAACAAAGGAATTCAAAATGGCTTACCCCACAAACTCTTGGTCCATTCTCCCTGCTGGTTGCCTCTTCAATGACAAGACCAAGGTCTCGATGGAAGAAGTGATGAAGGAATGGGGAGAGGGTACCATTATGGTTTGTGAAAAACCCAATGGCAACTTTGGTTTCATCGCTGGTGCTTACGGCGACTATGCTAAGATCGGTACTGCCCACATGTGCCACCACGATCAAACTTGGGCTAAGCTCGGTTACTGGGAAATCGTTGCTCAAGTCAAGTACAAAACTGTTGATGGTGTGATCGAAAAATCGGTTGAAGGTTCCATCGAAGGTGTCAAGAAGGCTACCATCCACGTCTTCAAGTAATCAGGATACCGATTTCCTAAATACCATTTTAAAGGAAACTGCCATGAAAAAATTAGTGCTTATCACCGCTCTCATGGCAGCTTTTGCTTGCCAAGCTGCAACCTGGGAACCTGTCTCAGAAGATGTAGATGGCGAAACTAAAATGTTCGTAGATGTTGAGAGCGTTGCCCCAGGAATGTCCACAGATGGGTACGCACTTATTATGGCTGATTTTATGTTTGTTGATAAGAAAGAAAATACCCCTGTCTCATATCTTATTGCTCCTCAATCCTGTATTTTGGGTGGTGGAACAATGCTAGCACGAGCAGTAGTAGATGGTAAAGGTTGGCAGACTGTTGGTAAATATCAATGGTCAGTAGAAGGCGGACACCTTTATGATTATGCAGGAATGGCAATGTGTCTGATTGCAAAAGAGAAGATGGACGCTGCAAATCCCCAAAAAGAAGTTGACAAGAAGCCTAAAGCAATTCCTCAAGGAAATATGGTTTAAGTTTACTTTATACCCAGGATAGGGTATAATTCATTTATCGAAACGTTGATGAGGTTATGATGACTAACAAAGATATTTTGCTCTCGAAAGAACTTCGTGCAAAGGTGGAAGCTAAGACGAAGGAATGTTTTAAGATTGCTGAAAAGAAGCACAAGACAAAGTTCGAGATGCCCGAGATTCGCTACAACGTGAAGTCCACAACTGCTGGTCTTGCGTATCATCAAAAATGGTTGATCCGTTACAACCTCATTCTCATGGTGGAAAACGAGGAACACTTCCTCAAGCATACTGTTCCACACGAAGTCGCTCACCTTATCAATCGTCAAGTGAACAAGGTTCCTGAAGGTAAGAAGCGTTTGATGCCACATGGCAAAGAATGGAAAGAAGTTATGGCTCTGCTTGGAGTACCGGCAGATGTTACCCATAAGTATGACGTCACATCGATTGATCGTCAGCCACGTGCAAAACGTAAGACAACCGAATCCAAGGTTGCTCGCATCCTCAACCAAATCCGTAAGCTCAATGAAGAAGACAAGGCAATCCTTGTAGATCGGATTGAAAATGGCGAAATTTATTAATCAACTTTCAATCAGGAATCACTTCATTCTTTTAGTGGTTCTTGGTTCTATTTTTATAACTTTTAATGAGTACTTAGTATGTCAAATTTTGTCCAAGTAATCAAGGATTGCGAAGCTGCTAATGGTGCAGGTACCAAGAAGCTCATTCAAGCAGCTCTTGCTAAAGCTGATATCACTGCACAGAATCTAATTTCTGCTGCTTTGAATCCCTATGCAGTTTACGGTGTTCGCAAGTTCGACATGCCGAAGTCTGGACCTGTAAAGACAACTTCACATGCATATGAAGAATTTTTCTGTGTCCTTGAACGTTTGGTTTCTCGTGATCTGACTGGTGATGCTGCTCGAAATGCAGTCACTGGTGTTCTTGGTGGGTTCACTATTGAGGAACAAGATTATATTGTTCGAGTCCTCGACAAGGATTTGAAAGCTGGTTTTTCTGCTGATACTTTCAACAAAGTATGGCCGAAGAATACCATTCCTTCCTTTGACGTAATGCTTGCAGACAAATGCGAAGACACTGAAGACTTCGAAAAGTATGTCACGTTTCCTTGTCAAGGCGATTGGAAGTTTGATGGTCAACGCAACATTGCTATTCAAATGGATGGCAAGCCTGCTGACAATCGTGCTCGTAGCGGTAAAGCTTCTGAGCATTTGAATGGTCTCTTCGATGAAGACCTTGCAAAGATTCGCGCCTACCTTGGTTACGACTTCATCCTTGATGGTGAAGCCTTTGCTTCTGACTTCACTGAAACAATCAATGCCAAGAAAGAAGGTAATGATGCTGCAAAAGCTAACATGCGTATTCGCGCATTCTTCTTGATGCCTCTTACTGATTGGATTGCTCAGAAGACAACGATCACAATGCGTCAGAACCGCAAGGCACTTGGTGAAATTCTCAAGGCTTGTAAGTGCAAGAAGATCACTCTTTCTGAAGGTCGTGAAGTTACAAGCTACCAAGACATGATGGAATATTGCAACGAAGTCATTGACGTTCACAAGCAAGAAGGTTTGATCTTGAAAGATTGGGATGCAGTTTATACATGGGATCGTACCTATGCATGGACTAAGGTGAAGCGTTTCTATGATGTGGATGCTCGCTTTGTTTCCTTCTACCCTGGTCGTCCAAAGAGCCGCTTGGCTGATACTGTTGGTGGTGCTAACTGTGTTGCCTTCCTTGAGAATGGTGAACGTTTGGAATTCAATGTCGGTTCTGGCTTCTCTGATAAGGATCGGGAAGACATGAAGAAGAACCCAGCTAAGTGGTTGGCTACTACTCACGTCATCAAGTACCAAGAAGTATCCCGCTCGAAGAGCAAGGCAGTTGCTTCTCTTCGGTTCTGTACCTATGAACATTCACGTGATGACAAACTAGTGGAGATTTAAATGACAGATTATGTATGGGCTGTTCGAGTAGGAACATTGCCTTCTTTGAAAGCAACCATTAAGAAGTTGCACACAAAAAAGATGGCTAAGTTGGGCTTCTTCGTTGAGATGGAAGAGCTCAATGAAGCAGAGAATTATCGGGCACGACAAGCATTTCACAAGTGCGAAGATTTTATCTTCAATGGTCGTGTAATTCCATATAGTCTCTTGCACAATGATTTGGATAGATCAAGACGCGATTTATCTAAGCAATTTTTTGTTGCACGTATCCTTGGTCCTAAACTTTTGAATGGAGTTCCACGTGAAGAAAATCTTTACGGAATCCAAGGCCTTAGTACTGGCAAATTACAACTGAAGGCTAAAGATGCAAACTAGACGCGGCTCCCTTATTGAGACCATTTCAAACATTGTTATTGGTCTGATGGTATCATTGGTCGTGAATGCAACCGTATTCCCAATGCTAGGATTTAATATCACTGGCTCGCAAAACGTCACGCTAACGGTTATTTACACAATCATTAGCATTGTCCGCTCTTATGTTCTTCGCAGAACATTCAATAAAATATCCATTCGATACGGCATTTAAGATAAATAATGATGTTAGCAAATAAACATCATGAAAGTTATCGACCTCGCACTCTACCGTAACCGCAAAGTTATTGAAAGCCTTGAAAAAAGAATAGGAGAGCTATCGCTTTCCTCTGAGATAGGCGGAGTTCGGCAGATTAAGTTTTACTTTAAAGAGTGGCTTAAAGCAAGTTCTAGATAAGTTCAGTGTTATAATAAATCAACAAAGGAATAATGATGACAGAGTATATCAACTATGGTGAGACAGAGTTACCTATCGACATTAAGAAGGTAGAAGCAAAATATGGAGCAACGTATATTGGCGACTTTGCTCTCAAGACACGAGATGGTAATTGGACTGAAATGCCTGCTCAAGTTTACTGGCAGCCAACTCCACCTGTAGAAGGGTATTCAAATTACTTTGGCATCATTACTCGTGGTGCAAGTGTCTACATCACTTCTGCTCAGTCGATTGCTGATGTAGAGATTGATGCAGTCAAGAGTGGTGATGAAATTCTTTACTCTCGCTATCGCTGGGACTATCGTCAAACTCTTGATGGCAAATGTGCTATTGATGGTGGACGTGATTACACCAAGATTGTTTCTCGCCCAGAAGAATTCCTTACCCTCAAACTAGATGGTCCAGCACTAAAAATCATCGCACGAAATTCAGCAGAAGAATACTGGATGAGCATCGATGGAAATCTACAGGCAAAGTGAGTAATGTAATCCCATTTAATCGTAAAGGTAAAAAGCCACATCTTCGTAAAGAAGATGTGGCTCTAAAAGAGACATCAGATGCTGAAGTCTACCACGATATATTTGAGAATACTATTACTGACTGGCAAAAAGCAGCAGTAGCAAATAGACTAAGCGAGTATATTGCTAGTAAGGTTCCATACTTTCATAGAGGACCAGCAAATACCGATTACGCAAATGATTTAAACGCTCTCTCCGTATTAGAACAAAAACTTGATTTGAAAGTTTCTTTGTTTTGGCCTGGAGGTACTTCAATAAATCCTTTTGGATGGTTAGCTGGGTTTCATGCTAACGGACAGATTTTTACAACGCCGTCTGACATGTCGTCAGAGGCGAATGCAAGAGCTCTAAACATAGTTTTGTATTTTACCTTTAAACTTAATTTACAGAATTTGGGTAGAGAAATTTTGATAGACCAAGGAGAAAAATAGATGCTAGAAGTTAACAATTCCACCGTATCCCTGTATGTTGTTAAGGGTGCTGATGGCAATTATTTCGCAGGGTTTGATGCGAGTAAGGGTAAAGCTAACTTTGTCGACGATCCACGAAAGGCAAAAACTTTCACAAACAAATATGACATCAAACTTCGCCCAAATGAAAACTTGGTAGAAATGTCTATTGATTTGATGGTCGCTGATCTGAAGATTTCTGAACCATTCCGTCCTCAGCGCCGAGTCAAACCTCAGTAGTATCCCAGTTTACTTCCTCAGGGAAGCATGATATAATATCTCCAATAGAAGTCATTTTTATTGGAGATTTTATGCTTTTGAATGTAAGAAAACTTATCGAACAGTTATCTCATGTAGAGGATGAGGTATTGATCGGCGTCAAACAGTATACGCATGGCTCAGACCGCGTCACTGTTAATCTGGTAGATGAATCGGAAGTTGCTTTCGACATCGTCTTCACAGAAGGAGAAGACAAACCAGTTATCATGCTTGGCTAGTCAGCTTAGCACCAGTTTACAATCACGTTGCAATAGACTATAATTTAATTAATCGCAGAAGCGATAACCAACTTTTACTTTAGGAGTATTTTAGATGACCAAGATTTTAACAGTAGCGACAGCGGCACAGAAGGCAGTTTTTGAACAAGTGTTGCTTCAAGAAATGGCACACGGCTTTTGGAAGAATGCCCGCCCCGCAGATCACGCTAATTATTGGAAGGGTGTAAAGCTTGTGGTAGTTGGTGATGACGCTACGAAGCTTGGTCCAAATGGATTTGATGTCCCCCGCAACTACAACTTTGTGAACCCAGATTTCTTCCGCAAGATTGAAGATAAGCTGATGGTCGCTGCAGAAACTGCACAGCCTGGTATCACAGTCAAGCAGCTCAAGAAGCAGCTCATTTCCCTCAACCAAATTATCGGTTGCCGCCTCAAAGAAGTCGGTGGAACGGTATCCAAGCTTCCACGTGGTCGCAAGCAACCTTCAGAAGTTCAGTTTGCCCCAGTAAAGAAGACTGCCACAACGTCAGTTCGTAAGGCAATGGCAACCTTCGCAGAAGCCCCAGTGGCAGAAACGGTATAACATCATGACACAACGCGGATTTTATCTGCGTCTTCATCTCCTTTGGATTTATTTCAAAGGCGGCGCAATCAGTAATTATTACGATGTAAAGATTTGGTATTTTTCGGCTATGAGCAAATGGTATTCGTTCGTAGCATGGGTGATGAAGTAGATAAAACCGGAACAAAATAAAAGGAGCCTAGGCTCCTTTTATTTTTTCTAAAATCTGTTTATCGCTTTACGCTTTCACCAAAAGGATTTCTGTCTATTGCTCTTAGTTGACCTGCTCTTAGTTGATTAATTGGTTTTGCATCTAAAGCTGAAACTTTCTTCATTACTGGTTTCTTATCGCCAAATCCAAATGCATGTTCATTATCTTCATCTTCAATTTCATCTTTATCTGATTTTGCTTGTTTTTGTATATTTGTTGCTGCTTGTTTCTGTTTAGTTAGTGCTGCTTGTTTTCTATCTTGAAATGCTTTGCTTGCGGCTGCAGCCGTTTCTGCTGGTTTCTTACCAAAAAATGCGCCAAAAATCTCTTGAAGCTGGGCTTCAGTTAGTAGAGTATCAGAAGCCATTTGTGCTTCATACACTGCGGAAAACTCTTTGAACGATAGAGACATTTAATGTAGCCTTATAGAGAACGTATGCAGTATTTATATGACTGTCGCAGAATCTGATGTTGCCCGATGTGTAAATAGAATGTTATTATTCTATTCATATCATGCAACAAATTCTAATGCAATCACCTGATGTAAATCCTTGGACTGATAAAGTCAAGCTTATAAAGGAGTGGTCAGAACTAAGAAACAACCTGATTAAAATTGGCATTGATGTTATTGTAATACCTAAAATTCAGGGTAATGATTTAAATCTAAGTAAACGGGCATTTTTGTTTGAAGATCACGCATTCATTTCAGTATTTACAAGTGATAAGGATTCAGCAGTTAGAGAAGTAAAGTTATCAGACTGGATTAGAGAGCATGACTTTACACCGTCAAATCATTATGTCGTCTATTGTGGAGAAGCCGACACCTTAATAGAGAGCAACATAGTTTGGTATGCTTTTGGAAGGAATAGCACATTCGGCTACAAGTACTGGTTAGATAAGGTATTTGATAAGTCTATAAAAACTGTTAGAGCTTTACAAATGCACAATGATTCATTAGCAGTTCAACCACCAATAGACTATTTGAACCAATGTTTTTGTCCATTAGGACATGGTAAGCTGATGTGGTATCCTGAAGCATTTAGTAAACATTCGCAAATGACTATTCGAACGTGGTTTGCAGATAGGATAGAGATTACTTCTGCTGACTTAGTATCAATGGCCTGTACTGCCATTGTGCAAGGTAAAAATATCATCATTCCTAAAGTTAGTAATCATTTAATTAGAATGCTAACTGAGTCAGGATTTAATGTGATTGTGCAGGATATGCCGACACTTGTTGATATGGGTCTGGGGTGTAAGTCTCTTGTTATAAACGTGAATGAATAAATACACTTTAGATTACTAAGCGTGCTATAACATGACATTACGAAAACAGTGTGAAGACAGCAGAAAGCCTAAAGGAATTAAGCCATGACAATGCCATATTCCCCCAATACGATATCTATTAACAATGCTAATGTTGAATTAGCGCGAGGTTCCGGTGCAAATCTTAACATGGACAATAGTGCTGTTAGAGCATTATTTGGAAAAACAACTCCTCAATCAACTATCTCATTAAGCGATGGCTGGGGTAAGTCTGCTACTGCTCCAATATTAGACATAACACTTACTGTAAATACTGCTCAGGTTGGATATAGTGTGAAGCAAGCAATCCTTGATGCAGGATATCCGTCAACTGGCAAATACAGAGTGACGGTTATAGTCAATGCCCCAATCGGTGGATCCACTAATTATGGCTCCTGGAACCCAATGCCAAGTGGTGGTGGTGGTGGTGGTGTTGGTTTTTATTCGGGTGGCGGATGGCAGTCGGGCGAAAGTTTGAAAATTATCAATAATAGTTATATTGTTGCTGGTAAAGCAATATCATCATATCAAATAGCGTCAAACTACTCATATGTGCGTGGATATAATGGCTATGCTGGTGGCAATGCAATTCAACTTGACAGCTCGCTCGTTGGTTTATCTGTCATCATAGACAATACGAATGGTTATATATATGGTGGAGGTGGTTCTGGCGGAGGTGGAGGTGGATATGTTGTTACCCCGATTAAGAGTAATTACATGGGTGGCGGATATGACTTTACTATGAACGGTCAACAGTATGTGGCATATGCCCAAAGTGGCGGTACTGGTGGTAATGGTGCAGGTTTTAACGTGAGCATAATAGCAGATGGTAGAGTAACATCGGGTACTACGGGGCAGAGCGGAAATCCTAATGTTATAACTACTGCCTGGCACTTTGCTGCTGGTGGTGGCACACCACTTAGTTGGGCAGCAGGGGGAGCCGGTTCCTCGCCCGTCAATTCTGGCGGTGCAGCTGGGGGAAATGGTGGTGGACCTACAGTTGTCGGCTTCGCCGGAGGAAGCGCCAGCGCGATTTATAATGCTGGCGCAGGTGGTGGTGGTGGTGGCGCAGGCGCGGCTGGGGGCGCTGGGGGCACGGGATGGGGTTGGAGCTGGAATGGTATAAACGGTCCATTGGTATCGGCCACAGCAGCCGGTGGTGCTGGTGGCGCAGCAGGGTCTAGTGTTAAAAATGCTGGTGTATCAATAAGTTGGGTTTACCCAGGTGGAAATAGATTATATGGAGGTTTTGTGACATGACGAATAAGTATACAATCATAGCTCAGAGTAATAATGAAGTCATTTTAGAGCTAGAAGATTTACGTTTTTTAAAAGTGATATTACCAATTAACGCTGATGGCAGCACATTGCCAATAGTAGATTGCTGGCCCATATTCCAAGATAATGTTGATAGCTTTGTAAGAAATTCTATCCCAATGCAGGTCGCTGCAGCGGCAAAACAAGTCGTCGTTGCTGCTCCAGACATTGCTATCCAAGTTAAAAAAACTGCTAGTGAGCAGCGGATTCGTGACTATAGAGCCCGGGCATTATATGTTACTGATTGGATGGCAACGCAAGATTGTCAATTATTAAATAAGGCTGCATGGATTACATATCGGCAGGCACTTAGAGACTTAACTTCACAGCCTGGGTGGTTTACTAACGTTGTCTGGCCTGTGCCACCAGCAGAGTTAAAGGGTCCACGGGGATATACAGTGATTTTTGCTGATGGAAATCCTAATTATTTTCTGTCTTAACTAATTTATGACGCATTTGTTTTTAGCGATACCGAACTTCAGCGGCAGTTCATTAATGCACAGTGTCTTGGAAACGTCACCGAATGTCACACCACTGACGCGCCCTAATTATCTAATGCCGGTGACTGAAGGTAATTCCTGTGCTGAGAATGGATACTTACATCTTTACGGACCACATAATATGGAGGCCTGTATGGAGCATGTGTATTCAAACACCGCCAACTATGATTGGCGGTACATACGCAAATGCTGGGAATATAATTGGTATGAAACTAACCCATACGCGCCCATTAAGATGCAGAAAACGCCAGCAGATATTTTTAGAGTTGAGATGATGCAAGAAGCATTTGAAGATCTTTATTGGATTATTAGTGTTAAAAATCCATATTCATACGTGGAAAGCATGATACGCAGAAAGATGCCACTCTTGACAGATGAGGGACTGTTTATTGAATTGCTGTTCCATATTCTTAGAGTTATGGAAATTCAAATCTATAATAAAGAGTTAATTGGCGATCTTGGCTATGTTGTTAGATATGAAGATTTTGTTAAAGATCCTAAATGTCACTGTGACAATATGGTAAAATGGTTACCAGAATTAATGTCATTAAATCCATACGATGATTTGATTGTTAAGCATAAACATGTACAAGTCAAAGATACAGGGCTAGAGAGCGTTTATGCGATGTTTGATACGTATCCTGGTATCAAAGCAGAGATTAATAAGTACTTCATTCCAATGGAGCCACTTTTAAATCAATGGGGTTACGAAATCATTCCATAAATACACCAAGATTACTAAGTGTGATATAATAGAATTTGAAGTATCTTATGGTCGCAAGGCCTGAAGTCTGAACCCGTGGCCACGGAGATGAGGACGGAACCTTAGTATGGATAACCGAAAGGTAGGAGCTAGGGGTAAGGTATCTTATTAAGGGTGCTACAGCCGTTCTGTAGCAAACAGCGTAAACTTGGATTAGGAAATGATTGTGACACCCGGGGGCAGTGCCCGGCATCTCCACCATAAGTGTATCATTACATACGGTCTATATAATGACAGGTACATTTATGATGGGGATGACACAGGATCGACCACGAAAAAAGTATTTGTTTGAGCGCTCGTCAGGCGATCGACGTTAAAGAAGCAAATCTCTAAATGCAAATGACGAGAAGTTCTTGATGGCTGCCTAATCGGCATCCGGAGTTTTTGAGGGTTTATCTTAGCAACAGAATTAAACCCTCACCTAATTTAAGTAGGAGAACGTAATGAATATGAGCGAAATTTCGCATTTAGAATTAGATTTACTTCTACTGTTCTATACCTTTTCCAATCAATTCGGCACAGTCAATATTCCGCTATGCGTTAAGATAGCACGCGAACAAATGGGTGTCTACATTTCTGATACCCCATTTCAAATGGAACAACAGCATATAAATGTTCTCATGGATCATGGTCTAATTCCTGATACACGGGAACTCTTAACTGTTGTGAGACTTAACAGACCAAAAGTCAAAGCAAAGCGTGTAAAGAAACCAAAAGAAGAATAACTGGTAGACTTCAAATAAATAAAAATGCACCGCACATATATGTTGGGGTGTAAAATGAATAAGATTATTCCAATACCAAAGAAAATTTTCATAGGCGTTTTGGCAAGCGCCTTTGTAGTGGGTACAACTTTACCCAGCTTTCTTGCCGCACAACCCGCACCCACTCAGCGGAAAATAATCTTGCACCCTAAAAGTAAACCTAAACAGACTAATCCAGTTCAGGTTATTGTTACTCAACTCCTAGAATTTATTCCACACTCAAGATAAGTTTTGTGTTATAATACTTCTATTAAAGATTTTCTTTTAGCCCATGCTGCTTTTTGCTTAGCACTTTGAGCTAAACGTTTTTCTTCGGACCAGACTGCTTTACCACCAGCGGAAATTTTTTGTTTATGTTCTTCAGATAGAATTCTGTTTCGATTGCCATTGCCGAGATTAAATCTTTTTTCTTCTGTTAGCAATGCTTTCTTTGCATTAACAGAATTTTTAATGTGTTCAGCAGTTTTAGGCTTTTTGTTTGCTATGGAGATTTTTAATTTAGTTTCGGGAGTATGTTTTCTTAATGATCGTTCTAATTTCATTGCTGCAATTTGCTCTTCTGTTCTAACAATCTTTTTTCTTGGTGTTAATTTCCATTTTAAACGTTGTTCTTCAGTAGCATGTGCATTGCCACCAATTGCTAAATTCATGCAGTTAGGTTCTAAAATTAGTTCAGATGTTATTAGTTCTTTTTCCCTTAATACTAAATCTGTTCTAGATGACAAAAATTCTAAAATTGTTTTTGTGTGATGTTCTCTTCCATATTTTTTAATTGAGTACCAAAGTATACGCCCACTACCAAAATA